TAGATTTGTTTTCATCACAAACAACAACGACAACACCACAAACTAATACAACTACTCAATCAACAACTTCAACCATTGCTCCGATCAATCCTATTAAACCTATTATAAAAATTCCACAATCAGATGGTGGTGATGGTGGTGGAGGAATAACATCTATTGATAAGGGATTAACGGTGGCGGATGATTATGGATTTGGTCCATACGGAAATAATTTTAACGATCCTGATGTGCAAGAAGAAATAGATGCATTAAACCCAGGTGGTGTAAAAGGATTTATGCAAGGTATAGGTAATTTTTATAAAACAGTTTCTCCATTTTTAAATGCTAAAAGAGCTTTGGCAAAAGGACAAGACTTTGCTTTAGATCTTATACAAAAAGCAAAAGACGCAGCTGCTGCTAGAGAGTTAGCTAAATTACAAGAAGCAGCAAGAGCAGCTGGATTCCAAGGGGACACTAGAACTGATGCCGAAACTTCTTTTGCTTCTTCACAAACTTATGGTGGTGGAGGATCTGGCAGAGACCAGGGTGCGGATACCTTTGATATATAATGGCCAACGAAACTCTATTCACAGATATACTTACGCGATTAAGACCGGGTTTTAAAATAGGTGGCAAAGTAAAAGAAGTTCACACACAATTAAAAAACAAATTAAAAAGAAATCCAACACTTCAAGAATTAAGAGAAGCGGGTGGATTTAGTTATAAAGGTGTAAAAAATAATTTAGGTAATTTAAAACTATCTGAAGGCAGAATTTTAGAAAGCACTAAAATTGCTACTAAAGCAGCATCAACAGCTGCAGCAAAAAAAAGAAAAGAATTTTCTGAAACTATAGGAAAAGATTTAAGAAGAGATTTAGAAAAAAGATATAAATTTCCAAAACAAAGTAGAGAATATTATAAAGAAGTTAGAAAAGGAAACTTATTAACTAACGCACAATTAGCAAAAAAATATAAGATATCTCCTTTTAAATTAGAGAGAGCCATTTCAAAAATAAAAAAAGAAAAAAAATTAAAAGCTCCCCTTTCAAGTAGACCTGCTAGTGAAAAGAGTAGAATAAGAAATCAAGACTTAAGATCTTCTCAAGGAACCGTAGGTATTAAAGGAACAAAATTAAATCAATTTCATCATATGATTCCATATGCAGGTTATGAAAAAATAAAAACTGGAGATGTGATGATTTTAAATAAATATTTAAATTCAAAAATAGGACAAGATAATTTAAAATTAAATAATATTGCTAGAGAAATTGTAGATTTAAATTTTGATAAAAAAGAAGACTTTAATAAATTAGATAAATTAAATAAAGAATCTGAAAAAATATCAAAACAAGCAAAAAGTAAATTACCTAAAAATTTAAGAGGAGGAACAGGATATATTAAATATACACCGGTATTAGATGAGAATGGCGTTGTAATTAGATTATCAGGAGAGAGAATAGGAATTGATCCAAAACTTTCTTTGCAAAAATTTTCAAACAATTTATCTAAAAACATAAAAGATTTTGATAAGGTAGAGACTAAAAAATTTAAAGAGCTAGTTTTAAAAACTGCTAAAAAAGCAAAACCTTTAGCTAAAATAGCTGGTAAAGTTATTAAACCTTTGGGCATAGTTTCTGGAATTACAGCTGCCACTACAGCAGCTAAAGCAGGTGAAAGAAATCCATTTGATCTATTTTTTGCTTATGCAACAGAAAATCCTCAAGTGGCAACAGACGCTAGAAGAATGAGGCAGGAACCAGAATTTAGAAAACAACAAATAGCAGGATTGCCTGCCATTCAGACAGAGGACTTTACTTCCCTACGTAATGGGGGTATAGTTGCCGTCAAAGGTGTAAATTAATTAACAGGAAAGAGATATGGTAGATAGTATAGATAAGTCATTGCCCAACACAGTTGAGGAAATCAAAGACGAAGAGTTTCAAGAAAAAGAAGTACCCGTTCCAGGTGGTGAAGAAGTTATTACAACGGACACAAGCGAAGTTGTTATGGATGAAGAAGGTGGAGCTGAAGTTACTTTTGATCCAACAACGGTCCCTGGTCGACAATCAGATGGACACTTTGCAAATTTAGCAGATACAATGGCAGACGCAGAGTTAGAAACTTTGGGTCAAACACTT